CAATACAAGAAATCGTTGATTTATTCCCAAATTATCAATTAGCTTGGTTAGAAGCTGTTAAGCTTCTAAATGAAAAGTCTTTAGAGTATGCTGATGCTCTAACTGGCTATTCAATGACTTTTAAACAGCAAAAAGAAGATGGTTATAAGAAAACAATTGCTGAATCAGAACATGAAGCAGGGGAAATGACAGGGTATGCTCATAAAAGGATAGAGGTAGAAATCCAAGCAATTCAAGAGTTAATAAAGTTTATCTCCTATAATGTTCAGGGGAACCCATTATCATATCACTCTTCAATTCCGATTCAACCTGAACTTTCAACCATTTCGGAATCTTCCGCTTCGCAAGAATCAGAACAAAAACCCAAGTAAGATAATAGAGTTTAACTGGTAGTCTTAATAAATACCAAATTACTTGTTTCATTTCTTTACCACCTTTCGTTGTGGAGTTGACCAAAATTCGTTGTTTCTATCATACTCCTCTTTCGTCTTTTCTTCAAACCTTTTACCACCATGTCCTTTTCTTATACCCCATACCTGATAAAGTCCTTTTGTAGCAGTTGGCATAATTACAAAAGGTGGTTCACAAACTTCTAAAAATAACTCATCAGGGAAAACTTCAACTATAAGATTCCAGAATTTAGGCCATTTCCTAATCTTTCTTCCTTTAGCGAAATCCATAAACCAAACTTCAGGAGATTCAGTGCAGTATAAAGAATGATAACCTTTTGAAGTGGGAACGATAGCTGTTTTGTCAGTTCCGCCTAAATTAATAGACGAACTATAGGAGAATATTTTACCAGTTCCCCATTCTATTCTTGCTCCTGCTCCTTCGCTTCCATCACGATAAAAATAAACATCACCATTTCCAGTAATCTTTAAATCATTATAACCTTTAAGTTGGTCAACATTATAGATACTTCCCTCATTGCTACTTAAATGTAAATCAAGGTTGTTAGTATAAACTGTGGTTGGATAGAGGTTAATATTATTTTCGCCAATATAAATTCTTTCTTGACTACCTCTATAAATATACATATCACCAATTGAATTTATACCTATTCTATTTGAAGAATCTTCCCACATTCTTGAACCACCAACCCAACCTAATCTGGCATTTCCAGTCAAAAGACTCTGACCAATTAAAATAGCTGTTGCTTGATTAGTCCCACCGACACTAAGAGTCCCAGCAGTAATCTTTACTGCCGACAAGTCATTGATTTTAGCATTAGTCACCGCAAGGTTAGCAATCTTAGCTTCTGTAACAGCTAAAGCAGCAATCTTAGCGGTTACAACACTCAAATCCTTAATAGAAGCTGTTGAAGCATCAATGTTAAGAACGGAGATATTGTTGGCATCAACCATATTATACTTCTCAGCCCCACCGATGCTCTGAGAACCATTACTCTGTGTTGAAGGATAACCATTTATGGAATCACCAGGAAATTGTATTATATTTAACTCCTTTTTCTCTGTAAGATTGGTTTCACCAATTCTACACCTTGGTTGGTAAGCGTAACTTCCATACCAACCACTCTAAAATAATCGTCAATATTAACCCTGCCACGATTTATTCTTACTTTAACATAATCTCCCATAACATAACCATCAAAAGGTTTCAGTCCTGTCGCAAAGGTTAAATACCAATCTTTTGTTGAATCTTTTTTCTCTTTCAGGTAGTCTTTTGACTTCTCGTCTAGCTCAGTTTGAGAAGTTAAATTGCCGAAGACATTACTTATCTCTCTTAAATAGTAAGTAGTTCGGCTGGTTGTATCAGTTTGAGTGCTAGTTATGACCTTCGGCCCTTCAATAACTGACATCCCTTTTACATCATTTTTAATAAATCTAAAATCTTTATTTTGAGAGAAATCAACTATTTCAGAATCTAATTCAAATATAACCTGAGATTTGTCAGTTCCAACATCTCTTGAGAAACTAAAAGTAGGAGCAGTTTCAGATAAAGATATTGCCATAACAGTATCTTGCTTCCAAGCACCAGAAGGAGAATCAGCCCTAGAAACATAAATCATCTCTTGACATAAAGTGAACAAATCTTCATCGAAAACTGTTTTATAAACTTTTTTAGCAGTAGAAGTTCCAACTGTATAAGGGTCTTCAAAAGTTCCTTTCTTAATGACATCTCCTAGAATAGCTCCAGTTTTAGCATCAATAATATCCCAAATTGGTGAAAGGATTTCTGTCCCAATCTTTTTATCGTTGTAATCAGTATCATAACCAACACGATACCATTTTAGACATTCTAATAGTCCTAAACCATAAATAGTCGTTTTTTCTTTTTCATCAACAATATAAGCCACAAAACCTTGCCAAACCAAAACTTGGTCACGATAGATAAAGATTTGGATAAATTGAGCATCATCACTAATAGCAGTTATCTTTGGGTCGTTATATGGGATTGAAAATACACAACGGCCAGGAAGATTCTCATAAGAATCCCATTCTACATCGGTAGTCTGTTCAAACTCATATTTTTTCCCATCAGGGAGTTTGACAATGATAGAGTATTTTGGTTGTTCTAAAGAGGCCATGCTGAATAATATTTTATAACAATAGAACAGTTTGAGTTATTTGCCAAAGCAATAACATTATTTCCAGCAGAAAGTTGCATCCACTTTGAAGTGTTCCCAAGATAATCTCGCCTTTCAGTCCCGTTCAGTTTAACCGAATGAAGTCTAGTATCAATAACTAGGACTTGACCAGCACTTAAAGCAGTAGTAACATAAATAGTTTCTGTTCTAGTTGAATTAGTGATTGCTAGACTTGTTGATGTCGCACCAGTCGCAGTGATTGTGATTTCGACAGGTGTCGGATAAGTTCCAGCATTGACAGCAGTTCCAGCACCAGTTAAAGTAGATTGTTCTTGAAGATATTTTCTAGGGTCTTGTGCTTTTAAGGTTAAAAGTGATTTTCTAATTAAACCAGCCAAAGAATCCATAGCAACTTTAGGAGTTTCCATTGATTTAAGATAAATCATAAAGTTTCGGCTAGTGCCACCTACTACTTCAGTCCATTTTAAGGGGTGAAAACCACCCTTGCCTGCTGATTCTCCGTAGGTGGCATCAGCTTCAAGCAGGTCTGGGTTAAAGGCTTGCTTTAAAGTTTGGATTAGCGAAGACATATTAGAATCGGTTGAAGCGAACAAAGTTATAGGTATCTTGGCAATACCTTTACCTAATTGGATTCCATAATCAATAATACCAGCATCAGATGAACGAGGTTCTTCGGTATTTTGGGCAACAGTGTCTAGGAAGGAATCGGTATCAACTAAAACAAACTTTGTGGTATCAGAAGTATCGTCATTTAAGACGATTCTGCTATTATAAGAATAGGTTGTTTTACTAAATTCAGCCATTTCATTTTATGAAAGTGTTGCTAACGAACTATCTTTTAATTCTGCTTTATTTTCCCTAAATTTTCTTTCAAATTCCCTCGCATGAACTCTTAGGTTCTCAAAACTAACCTTAGTTCCTTGTTGGAGTTTAGCCCAGGTAAGGAATCTTGGATAATCGTCAGCTAGCCTTAAATAAGCATTCATCTTCATGTGAATTAAGACTAAAGTATCAAGTCTTTCTGGGACTTCCCCAACATCAGTATATTTTTTAGAACCAACCAGTCTAATGATACTTCCATCAGTTAAACCACTAAGACTGCCGAGGTTTAAAGTTTTACCTTCATGTTTCCAATAATCTGCTTTTAAAACCTTAAAATCTCTACTGAGTAACGAAGTCTTATTAACATTACCAATTCCAACTTCAGTAATTTTAAAAATACCAAAGGGAACATTGTAAGTGTAAGTTTGATTAGTTGAGTTATTAGCAATCGATAAAGAGGTATCAATGGTATTTAGAAAGAAGTCTGGGTAAAGTGCTTCAATAGCCGCCTTTTTAAAGTTTGACCTATCAGTTGATGACCAAACAGCACTTGAAGTATCTTGGAGGTCGTTCATAAAAAGAGTATCCCACCTATCTTGACCACCTTGAACCCAAGTAGAGTAAGAACTTTCTATAAAATTGACGGAGTTATACCATTTTGTCGCATAATATTTAGATTCATCTCCAGTAGGATAAATGAAAAAAGTAAAACCAGGGTTTATTGTATCAGCCGTAGAACTATCAATGGCAACTGTGGCTATTAGGGTTGCACCAGTTCCTTCATCATCGGTTGCCTCATAAAATCTTACTTTGTCAAAAGTAGTCGTTCCGTCTTTCGGGTTTTTAGAAAAGCATTTAATGACAGCCATAGTTTATTTTTATCCTTAATTACCAGAAAGTCAAGTCTTTTGGTTTATTCTTTCTTAAAGATAGAATACTTAACAAGGTCGAAAAAGCCACCAGCACTGAGTCCAATCATTAAACCAACGATAATTGAGTGAGTAATGTTAAAACCTATCTCAAACAGTAAAAGGAAGGCTAACCAACCACCAACAAGTAAGTTAACGATAGGACACCATTTATCGTTCATTCCTACCTTCTTCAAAAGCTCGTTCAGACCAATCGTTATAGCTGGAACAAGAATTAGTAAAAAAGCTGGATTATCTAATTGTTCTAAGTTCATTGTTATTCACCTCCTCCTATCTATTCAAGAACCGCCACCAGGGATATTTTATTAAAGGCAATCCTCTATTTAACTTTTTGATAGCTTTGTTCATCACTGGTTCAACACTTTCCGCTACTTTATCGGCTGTTGCTTCTAAAACTTCTTGAGCTTGGTCATTAACCTTATCAGAAATCCTTTTTGGTATGTTTTGGACACTTTCAGAAATACTTTTTAATCTTGAATCTAATGATGCTAAACTTGCTGACATTTGGTCTAAATTCTTTCTATCTACTCCCAAATCACCACTTAAAGTATCAATACACTTTTGTATGCTTTCAATCTGCCTGTTGGTTGCTTTAAACCTCTCTTTAACTGCAACTTCAATCCTTTCGCTAATAAATTCCAAGATTTCATTGTCTATCATATTTTATCGATGGCAGAAAACCCGCAGAACCAATAACGCCAAGTAGGTTTTATTTTCCCATCATAAGGGTCAATCATTTGCCGATTCCCAATGCAAACAACCCAATGCTTACCAAATAAAGTTCTACATTCAACTAAACAAAAACCATTTCTTTTAATCTGACTTAAAACAGCATTGTTATCATAGACTTTAGAACGCCAAATAAACTTTAGTTGAGGAAATGCCGATTGGATTTTATTCCAAACGACCAAAGCTCCTGAGAAACCATTGACAGCCTTTAGCCTCTGATTGACTATATTAGGAGTAGTATCGGCAATCATGGCGAGGTCAGTGATTAAACAGCCAGAACTTCCAATGGTTAGATTGGAAAAACCAAGTTTGATATTTTTCCAACGAATATCTCTTTGGCTTAAAAGTAGAAAATCCATATTTATTGCTCTAATCCTCTAAACTTGATAAAAACAACCAAGTTTCCCTCTGTGCTTGGGCTAGCAACATAGGCATTGATGGTTGTCGGAGTGGTATAACCCTTATCAATATCATGTTTATTAACAGCATCATAAAGATAAGCACCTCTTTCATCATGTGCCATACCACTTAAAGAGTAACTATTCTTAATGATGTTAGCATTAGCCAAAAGTCCAGAATTATTACCAGAATCACCTATATCAATTGTTGGTGCTCCATTAAAAGGTTCGGCACAATAAGTCCAAATACCAGTAATAACTGAATTACTCGGAAGCTTCCCAATTGGTTGAGTTGCCCCACCATCATGGGTAATCATTCTTTTAATTAACCCCCCGACGATTCCTGTTCCTGCCCCAGCAAACAAGATACCACTTTGGGAAACACAATTATCAATATCAACGATACAATCCGCTTCGGGAATGTTAATCGTTCTCGCTCCTGAAATCGACCATCTCATGTTACCGCCCCTAATATAAATTCTCGTCGAAACATTAGTAAAATCCATCATGTAGTCGGTTACCGCTACTTTATTCTGGAAGCTACAATTATCAAAGAACATATATTCCATACCTTTAGTTGTTGGGGGAACATCTGGCCGCTTGACGATATAATCGGCTTCTTCAAACCAGCAGGTATTAAACATATGAAAGCCAATGTTTAAATCACCACCAAGCTCAATATCAATTCCGTTTCCAGAAAACAAGGTTGAGTAAGCCCACATTGTTACACCAGTATCAGAAAACAAAGCACACTCAGAGCAATTAGCAATAACTCCACCATACATTCTGACTCCTTGGGCATAACCTACGAAACCCCTGACACAAGAGTCAATATGAACATCCCATAAACAAGAGTCTTTAACCCGATAATAACCTGAACCGCCTTTCCAGAAGTTAATACCATCACCATTAACATTGTGAACAAAAATTTCTCTTAGATTAACGCCGTCAACATGACGACCTATTGGGCCACCACCATAAATTCCAACTGTTGCCAAATCATCACCATCAATCGTCATTTTCTCTATTCCCCAATCCTCCTTTTGGTCAAAATCCAAAATTCCATCTAAGGCAGAATCGGCTTTTAGAATCGTCCCATATTGAGGTGTGATTGACCTTAAATAGGGGGTCAATTTTCCTTCACCTAAAAGAAAGACATGGTTATAACCTTGAATGGTGTTACTGATTGTCCATGTTCCCGCAGGAATAAAAACAATCCCTCCTCCATTAGCGTTAGCATCGTCGATAGCAGCCTGAATTTCAACATCTGTCCGATTAGTAGCATGATAATTAGTAGCATTATAAAAAGGCATCGAAGCTCTTAACTCATTTATATGGGAAGCATAAAGATGGTCGCTTATTGGAGTTTCGACTAAAGTTTGTAACCCTGATATGTCGCCTGGAGTCCATCCGCCATTTATCATATTTTCTCCTTAAATATCATAACTAAAGTTTGCGGCTAAACCATCAATCACTACATTATCACTTACACTTCCCATTAAGTTAAAGTCTATATTAGAAGGTGAAGAAACCATTGCAATCATTTTAAAAACGTTAGTCGGAGTTCTTAAATATGCAGTCCCGATTATATTATAGTTAGATGATGAAGCTGGGGCTGGTAGACCAGAAGTAATCCTAATATAATCTCCAGTTCCAGCCTTTAATCCAGTTGCTAAAAGAAAACCTTTGACATTCCGTCCAACAATACAAAACTTGGCATTGACATTGGTTGGTTGTCCACCTGCTCCATCATCAAATGTTCCTGTAGTCCAAACTATGGTAGCATTGAACCAATGAGGAAAACCTTGGGGATTAGCAACTTTTGAATAATAAACATCAGTCAAAGTCGCATTAGGGACAGCATCGCCTACAACAGTCAATAAAGAATCTGTTACAATAAGGACATAGGCATAAAGATAAGTCCCCGAGTCATTGTTTTGAAATCTAATTTTATCACCAATAGTATAAACAGAAGCTCCTCCAGCCGAGATATTTATTGTTGTAGCTGAATCATAAGAGAAAGTTCCTCTTATTGGTGTCCAGCCCAATTGTTCAGACCTACCAGCAATCGCCAGAGCTGTAGCATATTTAGCATCATCCGTTCCAGTATCTAATTCAGCAGCCGTAGCTTTTGTTAAGTCTGTAGCCCCAGTTGAAAGGGTATGTTTATGACCTGGATTTGATGAAGAGGTGCTTTTTAAAAGGTAATCAATAGAAGTGGCATCGGCAGAGGAGTTAATACCAACCTTTGTTTCTAAATTATTGATATGTTTTGCTAAAACATCAGTAACGGCATCAGTAGCACCTGTTAAAGCAGTAGGGAAATCAGCCATATTTATTCTTTCAAATTGCCATTTGATTGGGCTGATAAAGGTAAGAGATTACCTAATTAAAATACTAAAACTAATTTATCATTGTGTCAATAGTCGAAATTAAATCGACTGTATCAGTTTCAGGAAAATCTAAATCTGGTTGTGGAGAAACCAATACCCCACTAATTGTAGCACTTGCCCTTTCTTGCGTGTCAATAGTTGGAATTAAGTCAGTTGCACTTAATAATACTGGCCTTTCTCCCAAACCTTTTATTAAATTGGCATCACCTGTAAAGGTAAATTGAAAAGTTTTTAAGAAAGTAGCATCACCTTTAAAATTCAGTGATACTAAGAAAGGAATATGGTCGCCATATTCAGGATGGTCGCCATACCTATATCTTTCACCATAAAGAATAGTTTTTAATAAATTGGCATCAGCAACAAAACTATTACTAATACTAGCCCTTTTTAGACTGGCATTTCCGACAAAAGACGATTGAACAGTCTTCTTTAGATTAGAGTCACCTTTAAAATTATCATTAGTAACCTTTTTTAAAGAAGCATCAGCGTTAACTGGAAGTGGATATGATAAAACTCCATATTTTCTAGTTCCATACTTAAACGAGCCATATTTACCTAAACCAGTTAAAATAGTTTTCTTTAAATTAGCGTCCCCAATAAAAGAAAGTTGGACAACTTTAAATAGGTTAGCATCACCTGTAAAATGACCTAGAAAACCAAGTATCAAGGTCGCATCTCCAGTGAATTGACCAGTCTTCATGGTTGAAAGACTAGCATCACCTGTAAAGGTGTTGCTAGTCTTTTTGGTCAGGGTTGCATCTCCTAAAAATGTAAGTTCAATCGTTTTAACTAAATTACTATCTCCAAAGAATGAATTAGAAATACTTTGTCTCATTAGTGAAGCATCAGCGTTAAAAGAAGACTCAACTTTCTTGATTAGGTTGGAGTCTCCATAGAAAGTGAATTGATGAGTTCCTGCTAACTGAGCATCTCCTAGAAAACTACTAGAAATGGTCTTTAAAAGGGATGAATCTCCAGTAAAACTATCATTAATCGATAACTTGCTTAGGTTAGCATCTCCAATAATTTGTCCACTTGTTGAACCAGTTAAAGCTGAATCTCCTTTAAAGTTGCCAGAGATGGTCTTTAAAAGATTTGTGTCGCCTAAAAATTGGTTCGAGATAACCTTTGTAAGGACTGAATCTCCTAAGAAGTTGGCTGAAATTGTTTTTTTAAGGTTAATATCCCCAACAAAGTCGTCAGAGATAGTCCTCTTTAATGAGGCATCGCCTGTAAAGTTAAAAGAGAAAGTTATTTTAAGGGAACAATCCCCAAGAAAACTATTACTAATACTTGTTTTTAAAAGTGAGGCATCACCTGTGAATTGGTTGGAAGATAAGGTCTTTTTTAAACTTGAGTCACCAGTAAAAGATGAAGAAATAGTCTTTACTAAATTAGAGTCACCCTTGAAAGTAAAACTAAAAGTCTTTGCTAAAGAAGCATCACCCAAAAAAGAAACGGAGTCTGGGCCGATTCCATATTTCCTTTCTGAATATTTGAATGAAGAATATTTAGCCATGTTATTGGTCTCATTCTAGTATTGGATTACCTTTGCTATCAGTTTTAACTTTCTTTTAACTTTAAAATATAATCGTCAACTAAGGTTGCTTCGTCATTGTTTATCTCAATGTTCCCATTAGGATAAACATACATAATACATTTAGTATTAACCCCTTTGATTGTTTCCTGCCATCCCAGTAAATAGACTAGGAATGGTTCAAATTCATTTCCAGTATTTCCAATTGTTCTTTCAAAGTAAATTAACCTTCTTCGTTTATCACCTAAATCAACAACCAATTGTTTAAATTTACTGTTAGGGTCTAAAGGAATAAGGGCAAATTGTTTAACTTCACCTTCCTTATTTGCTTCTAAGACTTCCCTAAAAGAAATATCGCCTTGGAAGGCTGTTTTTCCATTAAGGTATTCAACCGCCCAACGATAGGCTCTTTCTGGTTTTTTAACTTCAGTTTGGATTTCCATACAAGCTTGGCACATCAAGCAACAAGTAATTTAACTAATTCTCATCATAACTGTAGTTGTAGGTCTGTTGAGTCATATCACCTTGAGTTGCTGTATCAGCCACTCTTAATTGAAGAACCAAAAATTCGGTTTCTTCGGCTTCTGCATCCAAAGTCCCACCAATAGCCAAAGCTGTTGCTAAGGAATAATGGGTTGTGTCTTGACGAGTTGTGGCGATTGCCGATTCTGTGACAACTGGCGTAACTCCTGTGGCATTCGTGCCATCATAGACCATTAAACCAGTATCAGGGATAGCATTCGGCCCCCAAAACTTAAAGTTAGTGCATTGCGTATCTGGTGCGACTGAACAATACCATCTTATCCATTTTTCATAGGAATAAGTTGTTACTCCAGTCGTAATGGTAATGGGATTGGCTTTGGTTACTGCGACTGAATCATTAGCCCGAAACATTATCGCTGTTATCGTAGCTTCTGTCGCAGCATCAGCACCAGTGCATCCTTTAATAATTATTGTTGCTGCCATGTTTGTTTATCCTCCTTTCTTTAAGATTTCTCTTCCTCTTTCCAACCAGGAAGTCTAGTAATTTGATTAGGAAATTCTTTTTTATCTTCTTTAATAACTTTAAATAGTTTCTGGTCTTTACCTATTTTTGCCCACTGTTCATCACTCATAGAAACACTATTACCAGATGAGGCGTGAAATTCGTCAGCTTTATATGATTCTTTACCGATATATTTGGCTTTTATCATTTTATACTCACCCTCTTTCTTTTGTTGTAACACATTTTAACTCTGAAATAAATGGTAAACCAATAATCCAATTAATATAGTTAGAATAAAACCACTAACAGATAATAATAAAGTAATCCTTGTCTTTTCTGTCTCTAAACAATTTAATCTTACTTCATGGTCGTCAACACTCTTAACAACCTCTTGATGTTGGGAATAAGTAATAAAACTTTTACCCATTTCGTTCAATGTTTCTTCTACTCTAGTTAAAGACTTTTTCATCCAACTTGTATCGGTAGCAACAACAGCAATGGCAGTCGCACTCTCGGCAGCAGCCTTTGCAGCAATTTCCGCATTGTGAGAAGCGGCCAAAGCCGAATCGGAAGCATTTTTAGCTGCTAAAGCAGCATTATTTGCAGCAACTGATACATTAGTTAAGGTTTGGTCTGTCTTTGTCATATTTCTCCAACCGCTATCCTCAAACTTAATTAAGGATACTGGTTGTGAGAGATATTTACCTCATCAA